ATCAGGGTTTACCCTTAAAGAACACTTCCCTTTATGGAAACCATGCTGGTCATATTGGGTCAATGAAGACACCTGTATCAAGCACCGGTGGAAAGGTTCTTTTGGGGCAGGTAGAGCCAATACCCTTAATTCGGGCGTAAACATGGTTACAGGGCACACACACAATTTGGCAGTACAACCCTTCACGGATTACAACGGAACGCGCTATGGCGTTCAAACAGGCACTCTTGCGGATCCTCATGGTAATCAGTTCATGGGATACACAGAAGATAACCCAAAAGACTGGAGATCAGGGTTTGCCCTACTGTCATGGGAGCGTGGTAGACTAATGCTTCCAGAGCTAATACAGGTATGTGGGGAAGATGAGTTCGAATTTAGAGGGTGTATAAATAAATGTTAACCAAGCATTGTTATAGATGCAAAAAAGACAAAGCAACAAGTCTTTTCTACAAAAACTCGTCTAAAAAAGATGGCTTATCCAGTGAATGTAAGGAATGTAGACATCATTCGGACAAGGAATACTATGAAAAAAACTCAACAAAAGTAAAGGAAAGTGTTTCAAAATATAGAAACCTAAACACAGAAAAAGTTAAAGAAGTAAAAAAAAGATGGTACTTAAATAACTCTGACAAAGTAAAACTTGAATCTAAGCTATGGGCAAATTCAAACCAACAAAAGTCTAACTTATCTAAAAAAAGATATAAAGCTAAAAATCTTACAAAATTTGCAGCTTTTAGCGCAAAGTATAGGGCATCAAAATTTCAAGCTATTCCACTTTGGTTTGAAAAAGATTTAGTAGAAAAGGTTTATAACAAAGCAAAAGAATGGGGTTTTCAAGTAGACCACATTGTTCCATTGCAAGGCAAAACAGTATGCGGTCTGCATTGCTGGGCAAATCTTCAGTTGTTGGACAAAGATATAAACTCAAGTAAGCGCAATCATTACTGGCCAGACATGCCATGCAATTGACACCAGCCATCCTCAGAAACCTTTACTCTGCAATTTATTGCATGAAGCCCTTTCACAAGTGGCCCATGCCGTTGCCAGAGCAGATTAAGTTTATTGTGGATTCAGACCCAGAGACTATGGGAACATATCTCTATGATGATGGGGAAGACTATGAGCATATCATTACTATTTCAGATAAAAAATGCGGGCATTTATCAACGGTGATCCGTGTTTTGATTCATGAGTGTGTTCACATGTCCCGTTGGAAAACTCCTAAATGGAGCCATCATGACGCTGAATTCAGGCGGCGTACCAAGGTTATATCAGATGAGCTGGGGTTCGATCCCTTAGAGCTTTAAATAATCTTTCTAGCTATCTTCTGAAATTTATTTAGTTTCCCTTGGTGTTGTCTGGTCTCCCATTCTTTGATTGACCTTCTCCAAGAGCCCCTCCTGGGTAACTCCCCATTTACGTTCAAAACCTTTTGCACCCAATCCGTGAACCCCACTGTTTCCACGATGGTGCTCTGGGCAAAGTGGTATGACTGGGGATGCAGACCTTTTGCCACCAAACCGTCTGATGTGATGCAGTTCTGCTGGGCTACCTTCAAACCCAAGGACTGAGGAGCAGAGAATACATCCGAGTCTTGCAATCTTGTCAAATGCGATCTTTTCATCTTTGGTCATTTAACTCTATCATTTTACGAATTTGTTTCTCAACAATATCTAACGGAGTTTCTTCTTTTACTATTGGCATCATAATGTACCCATCAGCCAAACTCCATTCGCCAGCATCATTTTTCTGGACAATACCTTCATCTAAAAGCATACGGGCGTAAACCCCAATAGAAGATCTGCTCAGATTTACTTTGATGTCAGCTGATGTCACTCCCGGATTCTGGGCTATGTATTGGAGGATTCTGTATTTCTTGTCCATTGGTCGTAAAAAAGTGGTAACTTCCATCTTGTAATATTTCGTACTGCGGACAAGAAACACCCGCAACTCTAAGTGCCAGTATAACCTCTTCTATTTCAGCAGTGTTCATAAATAGTTTTTCTTTTGTTTTAAGTTAAATAATTCAATAGGATAGGAGCGTAGATCCCCATCAGACCAGCGTACAAATACCCTAGTATCGTCAGAAGACCAGCATCCCAGTATTGATTGTCCATTTTTAGCATAAGAGTAAGCTATAAAAGTTCCAGCAATTGTGGTGCATTTCATATCCGTCAGGGCAATGCTGCCACCGCTATCATTTATAACCTCAGCTATTACTCCTTTTGCGTGGACGTTTAGCGATAACAGCAGCAATCCCATTATCAGTATCTTTTTCATTTTCAAGCTCCTCTATTAATTCATCCGCAATAGCTATAGCCATCTTTGGTGAGTTACCACCAACAATAGCAAAGCAAGCAGCCAAAAATCTCATGTGTTGTTTATCGTTCATTGTAGTTCAGACATTTTCATATCCCTGTTGTTTTCTAAAACAGTATCAGCGTAATGAATAAATTCATCTCTGCTCATTCCCATTTCATGTGAGATAACTGCGGCCAAAGTTAAGAAAGAGAAAAAAGAAACTGTATAGTTAGGATTTTCTTGTTGTAAAAATTGGTAAACTTTGAGTACAAAATCTTCCGCATCTTCTTGTTCTTTAGTAAACATTACCCCTCCAGATCCCTCAACTGTTTCATTAAAAACTTATCCAATGATTCTTCTTGAACAAGCATCATTTTTGCCTCTTTGGTAGATCTAATAACATCACAAGCATCTCTCAATGCTTTGTTGTATCCAGTTTGATATTCATCGGTCTTATCAAAAGCAGCAGTCAGTGCATCTCTAACAAACGGAGAAGCCTTGCGTTCTTTTGCAAGAGCGCGCATCTTTGGTACATGCTCTTGATAAATATAAAAACAGTATGGAACTAATTTTTCCATTCTTTAAACTCCGTATATATTGTTTTAAGAGCTTCTTGAGCGTCTTTATTCATTTTGATATCTGCCCTTGAAGTAATTCCTAAGAAGCTAGTTATCCAATCAATACAGGCTGGCTCATTCTTTTCAAAAAGATCTCCCTTGTCATGCAAGAACTCCCAGAATTGCTTGTCCCTACACAACATACCAGCAAGCTTAACCATCTGCGCTCCGGCAAACTCGTCTCGGTTTATTGGCTCTTCGGCATCCCCTAGCCTGACCATGACAACCATGTACCTAGACCCTACAAAATCCCTCAGAATCTCGTCTGGAGACTCATCAGGATGAATTGCTAGGGTAAGTACATGACCGTCCTTGGTCTGCTTGAGAGCTACCTTCTTAGCCTCAAATTGGCTAGTTTCCATCTATACGGATCCAGTGCCTAAGCAAACTAAACGCTCCCACAATGTACGCCTTCTAGATAGTTCTGCCTCAAGAATATCGTTGTCTCTAATCTGAGAGGCAAGAGCCGCCTGTAATTGTTTAGCAAGCTTTTCCCAATCAACTGTAGACGAAGCATCATAAGTCATAACAGTTTTCTTATTAACAGACCCTGCTGGACGGCCACGTTTTTTAGCAGTGTTAGTAACTACGGTTGGTTTCTTATTCATCCCATGGATCCTTTGCTGAAGATGGAGCTGAAGACATTTCAGGTTTCCAAGTATTTACTTTTGCTGAAAGAATGTGTTTCTCAGCGCCCTTAACATTACGCTTGTCTTTCCATAAATCTAGCTTTACATCTACTTTATTGTCAGTAGACTCACCCAACAATTGCTTAACGTATTCTTTGTCAAGAGATAGTATTCCGTTAAAGTCAGGAGCTTTGGGGCTTTTCTTTTCAGTGTTATGCCACATTGTTCCTTGGTTCAAATAATCGCTCATGTATTACTCCTTGATAAGTGCTTTTTTAGTGGTTGAAAAATTTGTCATTAGATCTGAATACACCTGTGCATCTAATTCTTTTACTCTATCAAATAAGACTCGGTTGGTCTTAAAGATAGTTGCTACGTCATCCGGAGTCTGCGCTCCAGTTAATAATGTTTTAACCCCCATCTCTAGGGCTTTAAACCAATCTTCTGATCCTTCATCACCGCTCATTGTGATAGACCATGCACCTTTAGCTGTATTAGATACGGCTGGCTTAGTAGCTACTGGTGCTGGCTTAGCTACTGGTTCAGGCTTTTTTGGTGCATCTTGCTTTATATCAATACCAAGCTCAGGGGGGACGTCCTCGCCGTTGTATATGTATAGCCCAATGCCATGCAGGGCAATAGCTTTAGCCAAACAGCGTTGCATAGCCGTGTTAACTGCGAACGCATCTGGGTTAGGTATTGCTTTATTGCGATAATCCATCACTGGTAACTGTGCTGTACGGGCTACATCATTTGAAACTACGGTACAAAATACCATTACCGTTTCGCCCCAGTGTTTAGGTTCTGAATAAAACCAGTAAGCTTTTGGATCAGATAACAGTAGCTGGTCAACCGCCCATGCCCATGAAAGGTATGTAAGCCCATTCTTTTTCTCCGTGTATTTAGAGACATCAATCTCTCGTAGTTGTTTGTATTCCATCATGTTCCTCTTTTAGTTTTATTAATGTTTCTACTTCAATTAACTTTTCTGCGTAGTGGATGACTTTTCTAAGGTCGTCAATTCCACCTTTTCTTCTCCAACGGGTGGTGTACTTGATAATGTTTCCCTCAAGGTAGCCAAGTTCATTGGATACAATGTAATCCCAAGGCTGTATAGCGTTTCGAGCATAGTGATCTCCCCCTATTTGATGGTCATTTGCTTTCATGTTTACCCTCTTAAAATAATTACCAACAATACAAAAACCAATCCCAAAATATATGCCACATTTATCCAGTATTCTCTGCGTAACTTTTCTGGATCACCAATCATCCATTTCTGAATTTCTAGCATATCGGGGTCATACTCAACATACCTTGGTTTCTCATAATAAATTCCTATCTTGACCTTACCTGTATCCAGCGGGGTAACTCCGATGGGAATAAAGTCAGGATTAGTAACTTTTTTTCTTCTTGCTTTAGTTGCCATTATTTCCCTTTGTTTTTTGCAATACACGTTTATTATACATATATGGCAAACATAACTTATTAGAGCAAACCCTTACTTTTTTCTTGTAAATATTTTTTATACTGTGTACAAAAGTTTGCTACCGGACAGAATGTAGCGCAGCGTGTTCTATCTCCTTCTCTAACCTCTAATGCATAACCTTTGCCGGATTTTGCTAAAGCATCCTCAGCATCATTTAAGGATACATGGACAGATTTAGCTCGCATTGCACCATCTTTTTTAACTGCGTAAGTGGTTGGCTTTTCCCAACAATCAGCGGGAGTACACTCAGGTAGTTCATCCCCAGTTTCACTAGCAAACAATGCCTCGCTATGGGCATGAATACGATCTTTAATAAAAGTTTCACGCTCTTCCATAGGCCATAGCTTGATCGGAATGGAGGCTACTTGAGCTTCGGGATAACCCTGACGACTCTGTGCGTCTCTGCGGTTCCAGTCTCGAATGATGGCTATGATTTTAAGATCGACTACTGGCATCTTCTTTACTGTTTCTACTAGCCAAGCATAGATGTTCAGCTGCTGTTCCCATTCAACCTTTTCATTCATTACAGACCACGCACCTACAGTTTTGTAGTCATTAATCTCTACACCATCCTCACGGACAATTTGTAGGTCAATGGCTCCAGAGATATGCCAGCCATCTAGCTCAGCATGGAGGCGCTGCTCAACAATGTGATTAGCGTCTTTGCCTTGCTCCAAGATATTATGGACAGCCGTTCCAAAGATAGACCAAATCATATCGCTGACATCCGTAACAATCTGATCGTCGTAGATTTCTTTAAGTCTGCCTATCCGTGGCGGAGTAAGTAGCCCAGTTGCGGATACGTGTGCTTTACCTTTTGTATAAGTAGGGCGCTCGCAAATATTTAAAAATGTCTGCGGCAGATTATACTTATTGGTGATTATCATATCGGATCCAGTTACGCAAAAAAATGTTCTCAATCATGTTTTGTTCAATTACAAACTCTACTGTTTTAATATCTTTTTTTAGTAAAGCATCTTCTAATTTTTTAATGTTTTGCTTTAACTTTAACAGTGGTTGTACGTAGTCAACTATCTTATCTTCCATATGGGTTATATCCTCTTCTATTTCCTTGGTCATCATAGTAATTCCTTACTCCGCTAGGATTTATTGTTTCATAGCCCATCCGTCTTCCGCTATTATCGTAAACCCCGTTGTTTGAATAATAATTGTTTGGGTTATTGTTCCAATTCTGTGGGCTATTATTGTAATTCTGTGAGCTATTCTCCCAGTTTTGCTGACTGTTACGCCAGTTCTGTGGACTAGTTTCCCAGCTTTGAACCTGGGCGCAAGCCGTCTTAGAGTAAGTGCCGACGTATAGTCCAACTATACAAGCGATAATTCCAATCAATGATCCAGACCAGTAACCCTGCCAGTATCCCTTTTGATAATCTTTCATTTTTTCTTACCTTTCTTTTTGACTACCCTCGTTGTACTCATTAATAAGTTCTCCCAAGACTCTTGGTTCTTGGTTATGTTTTTCACCCATTCAGCCCGGTTTGCTTTTACTTCATCCGATGCGTATTCGTTTAGCTCAAACACCTTGCAGTAGGTGTCCATGCCAGCATCAATATAAAGCTCAACCATAGCCTCCAATGCAGCCAGTTGATTCCACATTTCATCCTCAGTCATTGGAGTTGGATGATCTATGTACTTCTCAGTCAATAATTTAATATGATCCTTTACATTCCAAAAACGCATGATTGCGTCTTCAATCTTGTAATGGTTCATTAGTTTTACATCAGCCATGCTATAACTCCTGTTATGTAAATAAATACTGCTACCGCCTCAACTAAAAATAACGGGGCATCCTGTTGTAGAAAGCCCGCAAACGTCCATAAAACGCTTCCTACCAAGCCAAAAAAGATATTGGCTGGGTAGATATTAAAACTGGTTAGAGCGATCCCTATGAGGCACAGAGCCGTTCCTGACCATTTAAGCATTAACATTACGGTGATACCTGTCGTTAGGATTGTTAATCATTGCTTTAATAAGTTCTTCTATATTAAAGAACCATTGGATACACTTGCGTCCGTCTGCTTGGTAGATGGTGAAGCTCATTCGCCTATTCCGTGGGCGCGTTCGATGGCACGGACAAATTCAATAGCACCCATTGGTGTTCCGACGTACATATTTAATGATTCCAGTATTGAGTCAATCTGCTCTTTAGTCAACGGGGTACGTTGCGCATCTATGCGGTCTTGTGTGGTGAAGGTGGTCATTTATCGTCTCCAAATTTATTCTTCCATGCAATATTGGACAGCGCAACAATCGTTTTGCATGTTTCCAATTCCTTTTTCAACGCCTCAATTTCAGTTTGTTGTTTGCGTAGCATATTTGCGGCTCTTACCAACAGCGGGCTTGTACCATAGCAAACATGCCCCGGAAACTTACCTTCTCTATCTAAATCTTTAGCAATATCAAATGCATTCACTAGCATCTCCCGTCTACATCAAATTTTTTACTTTTTTTAATTTTTTTATTAACTATTTTTCCATCCTTATGATGAGCAACATCCATCTCTTCCCTTAACTTCTGTCCTTCTTGGGCATTCTTATTCTGCTTAATGTATTGCTCTAGGATTGACAATAACCCCTCTTGTACCAAGAACTCTAGCCCTTCCTTATCAAAGTCCACCATCGCATTAGCAGAGCCGTCTTCATTTTCGTTGATAATTTTTAATTCAATTTTCATTTCTCTTGTGCCTTTATTTCATAAGTACATTTATCGCCAGAAGCTTTGCGCTCAACAGTAACTTCACATAAACCTTTAACATCTTTGCAAAAATCAGCTATGTAAAGACATAAATTTTCTAAAGTTGGCTTTCCTAGGTTTTCAACATTATCTAAAAATTTGTGGTCTAACTTTAATTTTAAAGGATTAATTACCCAATCAAAATGCCCAAAATCTTTAACCATACCATCTTCATCAGGTTCACCCCTAACTGAAATGCTTGCGTGATAGGTATGCCCATGTATGTTTTCTGATTGCATTTTGGCGTGTATATCTACATATCTACCTTTTAATGTATGTGCAGCGTCAAAATAAAATGTTTGTGTAAGTTTCAAAATAATCCCTCTTGTTCTACTTGTATAAAATTCCATGTTGCAGGTGCATTGTGAGACTCTATTCTAGCTCTCATTACTTGCGCTCTAGACTCTTTTGTTGGTGGTGGGTAATTGCCATTTTTCCATTTATTGTCAATCCCTACATTTCTAGCTATGTTTGTGCTGTCAGCCGAAGCAAATGGAAATTTAGTAAATATTGCTGGGTCTAGCATACGCAAACCATGGAGCTTACAAATTGGTCTACCCATGTCATCGCAAATAACACGCATTGCTTGTCCCATTTTTGACCACCAGGCAGACGTTCCAATAGTAGTGTATTCACCTGAACTGCCAATACATACACGAACATAGTAATTGGCTAATTGTTCTAGCCTTTCTAATGATTCGTGCATATGCCATACTGGTGCGCCAAACCATTTAGGTAATGGGCAGTCCTCAAGCAACGCATCATTGTCAGCCTCTGTTCCATCAATGACATCAGGAATACAAGCAAAATCACAAGATGGTACTTTTTTAAGATTTAATGCCCAATCGTAGTAAGCATCCCAATTGGTAACTGGTTTACCACTTTTCCATGCACTAAATGCGCCATTGTCTATAGCAAAAGATTGACACACTTCTATTGCTGTACCAATTTGATCTGCATGAGCATAAGACACAAAGGCATGACCAGCTTGTACAGCGTAATTGGCAACTGTGGCTGGAGTTATGGGAAGCCCATGATAATGAATCATAAATAATTTTCTTTTTGAATGTTTTTTCTTGCAAAATGTCGTTTAAATTTACGCATTGCACCTTTTAATGCAGTTTCTACTTCTGTTTGTGTAATATTTAATTCTTTGGCAATATCAGAAATATTCATATCAACACCTTCTCTGATATATGGATTAAGGTTTTTTGTGCCTTTTTTTCTCATCTTTTCCACGCTTTCTTACAAATCTGTTGTACATCTTTTGGATCTTCTTTAGTTACTTCTGAGCATACATATACGGTGCTGGTGTCTCGCCCATAAAATCCCGCCAAGTAAATAATGGCAGCAATCATTGCTGATACAAATAAGTAGTACATCATTTCACCGTAAACCAGTCTCTGCCTTGGCATTTTTTAAAATATTCCCTAGATAGTTTATAAGAATCAAAAGCCGCACTATTTTCTTTCATCTCTTTATTGTGTTGTTTTTGATCTACTGAGCTATATTTTCTGGTATGAATTGCTTTGTTTGTTTTCAGTTTCATTACATAAGTATAAAAACTAAGGCGTTGCTCATTGTCTTTTGCGTCCCATAACGCATCATTTAATTTCTTATCTATATCTGGCATGGCAGCTTTTGCTTGTTGACCTTTACCCTTTTTACATATATACCAATTGACATTAGATGGAAGAAATGGAAATTGTTTTGTAAGTTTTTCCAATCTTTCGTCGGTTACGGGGCCACTAACTCCATCCATTGCATCAATAAGAGTTCTCATGCTCCAGTTTTTTATCCAGGCAACTATAAAATATTTTGCACCTTGTTCTAAAGTAAGCATTAATATCTCCTTAAAATCCATTTAGCAATTAAAAGCAGCATAAGGAATACAATGACTGCAATTAAAAAGACTATCTTTAGTTCTTCAAACATCATAGTGTGATATCCTTTATTTATATTTATATACCTATTGTAAGCAAATTCTTAACCTATTGCATAGGGATTTACCCTGATAACTTTAAATCTTCCATATCCAGTTTCGGTCAACGCATACTGGCTGGCCTCTGGTAAACGTCGCTACATCTCTAAGCGTGGCGTGGCTTTCAAGGCTGCAGTCAAAGAAATTTGGGGTGCATTAGATCAACAAGGATTTGGTAGCTCACCAGTTGAGCTTGATGTTGTTTTATTTCCACGAGATAAAAAACTGATGGACATTGACAACATGCTCAAGTGCCTAGGCGATAGTCTTCAGGATGCCGGAGTTTTTGATGATGACCAGCAAGTTTGGAAGATCACGATTGAGCGCGGTGAAAAAATCAAAGGTGGTGGCTGTCAAGTAACTATCAAACCCTACCCTTAACTTGTTATAGGAAGCTAAGGGTTTACCCTTATACATACTGTTGATTTATACAGTGTAAGATTGCATTAGATAGGTTCCCTTGCAGCGGGCGTTTATCTTTCATGTGATTATCCTCTTTGGGGTGGCTATTGACGCTACCCCATTTTTTCTTTTATAATTGGTGCATCGCAACATAATTTATAGGAGATTTACCATGTTTGATTTTACTAAAGTAACTAAGCAATACGAAGAATTAGCAGATCGCATTAAGCAAGCCCACGACTTTTGGTTTAACTTAGTGACTACTACTTGGGAAGATTTGTACACTTCCAAAAAGAAGTAATTAAAAAAGTTGTATCACATCTAAAAAGGTGTGATACACTTTCTGTGCAGGGATGAACTTGGAAGGTTTATCAATGTTACAATGACCGGGCAAGCCTCATACACATGGGGTCTACATATAGTTTTCTTATGTTTGGTTGCCCGATCACATACATAAGCGAATCTTCCAAATCGTAGACTCCAGCTGTATGGGGTTTTTTCTTTTCTGCGGTATAGACTGGCGGCTCTGACGACATCGTAGCGGTCTATATACAAGCGTTACTAGCAGGGTGAGGATGTAATAGCGCGATACAGGTGGCGAAGCTAGTGCCTGTTCCTCAAACGACTGGCGGGTGCTGTGGCTCCAATACGGGTAGCAGTTGAAGGCGCATCTAGGTAGGCTAGGTGCGTCCACCAAATGGGTAACTATAGTAACTTAAGCAGATACTTAAGTATAAGGGGCACAAAAGGAGGGAAAAATGGATGACCTGGAGCTGTTGCGTCAAGAAATAAAAACGCAATCAGGGAAAGTACCAATGGCAGTCCTACAGGGATCTGTTCAAATGGTTATTAGATGGAAGGATAGAGCGGTAAATGCAGTACGTGTAGCAAACAATCCAACATCATCAAAAAGAGAGCTAGAAATAGCCTTAAAAGAAATTAAAAGGACAACATGAAACTAATCGATTTAAAGCTTGACGGAGATCTGCAGTCTCGCGTTGAAATAAGCGACGAGGTAATAAATGATTATTCCGAGGCACTCCGAGAAGGAGCAAAATTCCCCCCTATTACGGTTTTCCACGATGGAGCTAGCTACCATGTCGCTGATGGATGGCAACGCTACTTTGCTCATAAGAAGGCTGGCTTAGTTGACATTGAAGCTACCATTATTGAAGGCACTAAACGCGATGCAATTCTATTCTCACTAAGTGCAAACTCTAAACACGGTCTACGCCGAACCAACGCCGATAAACGCAAGGCAGTGATGACCATGTTAGATGACATGGAATGGTGTGAATGGTCTGATTCTGAGATTGCCCGCAGATGTTCTGTGTCTATCATGACAGTAGGCCGCATTCGTAAAGAGATTGGCGCAGCTGTAGACTCTGTTAAATGTTTACGAAACGATAAAGAAGTCACCATGCATCGACCTGACAATCAGGTTAAAACAAAGGTAGAGCAAAAGCTGGAGTATGAGTTTGATGATAAAGAAGAAAAGATCCATGAGATGGCAACGGAGATTCAATCTATTGCTGAAGAAAACGAAGTCCTTAAGGCAAGAATTGCTGTTGCGGCTATGGATGCGACGGACGATGAGAAGCAAGCCGCAGAAATCCTCATTGCAGAACTTCAAGCTAAGATTAAGGCTCAAGACGCGGAGATTAGAGCAATTAGAGCCTCACGCGATAATTTCCAGAATAAATGTGCCGAGATGATGAAGCAGCTGTCATGGTATAAAAAGCAACATAAACAAGCAGCGTAGTAGTGGGGGTTTATACCCCCCGTTAATTAACCCGAAACCAGGCGGCATCCTGGCAGACAAGGAGTCACAGTGTTAGAGTTACGCCCCCATCAAGCTGAAGTAATCTCCAAAATTAATGAAGGCTTTGCACAAGGCCATACCCGTCAGATTCTTAGCGCCGTAACAGGGTTCGGTAAAACCGAATGCGCTATGGCAATCATGCAAGAAGCCTCAAAAGAATATAAAAAAGTAGCAATGGTTCTAGACCGTATTGTGTTGGTAGATCAAACCAGCCAGCGTCTATCCAAGTATGGCATTGAACATGGAGTTATGCAGTCAACTCACTGGCGATACAGACCATACGAGAGCATTCAAATCTGCTCCAGTCAAACACTAGCCCGCCGTAAGTTTCCAGACATTGATCTTATGATCGTGGATGAAGCTCATGTGATGTATAAATCTACCGTTGACTTCATTAAAGTTAATCCTCAGATGAAGGTTATAGGGCTTACTGCTACGCCCTTTACTAAGGGTCTAGGGGATATCTATACCAATGTCATTGGCGCATCACCTATGAACGATCTCGTAGAGGATGGCTGGGTTGTACCATTAAAGGTCTATATCGCCAAAGAGATTGACATGAATGGCGTTGTTAAGCAGATGGGCGAATGGAAAGCCTCCGACGTTGAGAAACGCGGTATTCAAATTACTGGAGACATCGTAGCTGAGTGGGTACAAAAGACCCATGAGATCTATGGAGAGCCACGTAAGACAATCGTATTCTGTGCTGGTGTAGAGCATGGCAGAGAGTTAGTAAGACAGTTTGCACTGGCTGGTTATAATTTTGTATCAATATCGTATAAGGAAGATGATGATTTTAAGAGAAATACCATCGAGGACTTTTCTAGGCCGGATACAAGTATTCACGGTCTTATTGCCACTGACATTCTTACTCGTGGTTTTGATGTGTCAGATGTACATATTGGTGTGTCTGCTAGACCGTTTTCAAAATCATTTTCCAGTCACGTTCAGCAAATTGGACGGATTGTCAGACCTCATGAAGGTAAAAAGTTTGGAGTATTGCTGGATCACTCCGGTAACTTCCTCAGATTTCGTAACGATTGGGATACCCTATACCATGATGGAGTCACAGAGTTAAAAGCTGCTGGGGAAAGCACTAAGCAAGAGCCATCTGAGCGGGAAAAGAAAGAGGCAAAGTGCCCTAAGTGCAACGCCTTATGGACTTCGCAGACAAATACATGCCAATCCTGCGGGCACGTTCGGCAAGTTCTCTCTCAGATTATAAGCATAGCTGGGACTCTAGAGGAGCTGGATGCAGCAAATAAAAAGCTTGCTATTTCCAATAAAGACTTCTACGCAGAGTTGAAATACTACGGAAAACTTAAGGGATACAAGGATGGCTGGGCTTATTACAAATATCAGGAAAAGTTTGGGGTAGAACCCACAGGTATCAACGTTGATCCAAAGCCTGTTACGCCTAAGACTATGAGTTGGATCAAGAGCCGAATGATCGCCTATTCAAAGTCTAAAACAAATCAACAGGGAGTTTCAGCATGAACGAAAAAACAGCATACAAAGAATTTTATATGACTCAGGATGAGGTAGCAAAAATGCTTGGCGTAAGTCGTGAATATATAGCAAGTATAGAAAAGGAAGCTAAGATCAAAGCTCTTAAGATCCTTGAAAAGCGCGGTCTTAAGTTTGACGATTTAGTGGGAGCTATGCAATGAGCAATGAACCAGTAGCGTGGATGTATGAAAAACCTAATGGGGCATCAAAGCTATCTTTTGTTAAAGAAAAAATGCTTTGGGAAGATATGACTGAAACTCCACTCTATGCCCATCCAGTAAAGACACTAACAGATGAGGAAATAGAACCATTGATTTTTAATCTGCCTGAGTCTCCAAGTAATGATGAGCTTTACGAGTTTGCTTACAAAGTATTAAGAAAGGCACAAGAGAAATGAAGACTATAAAGTTAAAGAAAGATGATAAAACATTCCATCAGTTTATTGTGCCTGACTCGGTATTAGCTCTTTCTGAGAAACTTGGCATAGATAAAAATCAATACATAATAGAACGAGCCAAGGTAGAGCTAGAAGAAAGAAAGGCACAAGAAAAATGAACAATGAACCAGTAGCGTGGACAGACGGCAAAGGCAATTACTTTGACAAGAATAGTTTTTTTCCAGTAGATGACCTTACCCCACTCTATACCCACCCAGTAAAAGAACTAACAGATGAGGAAATAGATTCAATAGGTGATGAAGTTTCAAATCTTATTGACACCTATGCTGGTAGACGAGAATTTGCTAGAGCAATACTAAAAAAAGCGAGTGAGAAATGAACGCAAATGAACTGGCAGATTACTTAGACAACAATGTGGAAGCAATGTTGATGTCAGAGCAACCATACCTTGACCAAGCAGCCAATATGCTACGCCAACAACAAAATGAAATAGAAGCGTTGAAAACTGAGTTAAAGCTAATTGATGAATTAGTAACTGGAAAGGCACAAGAGAAATGACATTCGAATCTTTTGCTCAGCAACATGGATTAATCATCCGCGATTTGATCCATGATCGCTGGACTCGTGTGCCTACTATTGACAAGCCTCAGTCTAGGAATGGTGCTTACATATGGGATGGAGCATCGGGCGCGGTTCAGAACTGGGCTATCCATGAGAAGCCAGTATCCTTTCGTTCTAAGACGTACACTCCTGATCCTAATTGGCAAGCTAAACGTGCTAAAGCTGAGAAAGAACGTGCTAATCGTCAACATGAAGCGATTAAACGGGGGGTATACATCCTTAACAATTCCAGGAAAGCTAGTCATCCATACCTTATTAAAAAGGGTTTTACTGAGGGTAAGCAGTGGGTTTGGAATGATCTACTGGTAATCCCTATGCGGATTGATGGTAAATTAGTTGGCTGCCAATTGATTGATAAGGATGGCAATAAGAAGTTCTTGTCAGGTCAGGTTACTAAGGGTGCTGAGACTATCATCGACGCTAAGGGTAAACACATACTATGCGAGGGCTATGCTACCGCTTTGTCTCTCAGGCGCGCTATAAAGACCGCTGGCAAGCGATACACCATCCATGTATGCTTCTCTGCCGGCAACATCTTGGAGATGGCTCACAAGTATCCTACGGCGGTAATCTGTGGGGATAACGATGAGACTGGGATCAGGACTGCAATTGCAACTGGAAGACCCTACTGGATTTCGCCTTCTGCTGGAGAAGACTTCAACGACTATGAATTAAGGGTTGGTGCTGAGACTGCTGGCAAAGCGTTTATTGAAGCGTTTGCGTAGGGCTATCAGCAGAGAATTCATTGTCACAAAAGACGGTCTGTTGTCTCTCTGCTAGCATCTCTATAACTTCTTGGCTCAACATAAAAGATTGCTGGGGTTCACCAATAAGCTCTACAACGACCTCTATCGTAGAATTAATACCATCCTTCAGATAGATGATCGTTGCATTCATTTTATTAGCCTCAGTCTTGTAGTAAAGTGTTGTGGGAATGCAGTTACTAGGGTTTTTAAGTTATCCGGATCGGCTATTAAAGCTGCTTTCCCTATTGTAACCGCAAAACTACCCTTATCAGCAAGCCTTTCGACTGCGCTAATAAGGGCATCTCTACTGTGCAATACCTCTAAATCAAGCATAAAACTACCGCCATCAAGCCAAACATTATCGCGCATACTAAGTCATCAGTCTTCATCACTATCCTCCTCTGAGCCGTTTACCTCTAGGTCTAAGTCCCATTCATTCCAATTTTCACTGTACGCATGTTCCAATGCGGCATCCTCAGCCTCTTCATAGTCTGGAGCAGTTACATATATCGTCACTCTTCCTGTTACTTCTATATTTACGGCGTAGCTTTTCATCTTCATGTTATTTCCTTATGTAGGGTTTACCCTTATCATCCCATATACGTCCGTTGTAAGACATTGTGCCTAGCCTTTTGCCGTTGTGCATCACTACTGGATCTGTCCAGTTGCCCGCGCCTATGCAGTTGTTTATCTGCCAGTCCCATACCTTTTCAATTAATGCGTCTAGGTGTTTATCGGCTATGGTAGCTGGATCTACTCCGTATAGCGGAGCAGTAGGATCTTGTCCTTTGTCGGGGTTGCCAAGTGTATTTAATATTACTTTATACATATTATTCCCTTTCATCCCTAACCCAATCAGCCCAAGCATCAATAGAATCCCAGTTAATACCAATATTGGCATCTGATTTTTTAGCCATAATGTTTAACACTTCCCTAGCCTCATCATCAGTCAAATCATCAGCAACACTTTGCACATCTTCAATGTGCCACCAATCACAATGCCAATCAGGGCTAGTTAATCGGACAATATCTCTAGGATCAGGGATAGACTGTCCTTCGGGCAAATCAAATTCAATAGTTACTTTCATTTTATTCTCCAATAATCCATGTGATTGTTACGATAGAAAACACCATTCCAAAAACTAAAAACCAATTAACAGCGAGCTGCTGGCTCTGTGCATAAAAGCAGCCTATAAAAATTAAAGCATTTATAAACAATAGCAATCTATTCATTCGTCCTCCCACGTGCGCGAATTGTATTCATCAATGATCTCTCTTAGCGTCCAGTTGTTATACCCGCCCTTACCATCCGTAAGAATGTAGTAAAGGTATTCAGCATCGTTCTGTTCCATCGCAGATTTAATGGTCGCAATATCGTCCGTTACCAAGCGTTCTATCATCTTCTCTCTAGTCAGCATTTAAAACCTCCACTATTCTAAAGTCCTCAAAATCAAAATCCTCAAGATATCCGGCTTTGATATCAGCCTCTATTGCTTTGCATTCTTCCTCCATAGCGTTAATAGCCTCTTGTTCGGTATCGAATAGCTCCTCTTTACCGTCGCATAGCCATATAGGTTCGTCATGGAATAATCTAATAGCCCATTTAGTCATTTTTTTGCCCTTTATCAGTTGTCCTATAAATTGATCGTGTCCATCTACCCAATTCATTTAGCCTCCGACTGTGCGAGATAAAAATCTTCCTCTTTTTCGTTCATGGTTACGCCATCCCTCCAAGTTAAACCCCAACAAGTCCGATTTTCAATGTAGCAAATCATGAATTGACCTAGCCCATCCTTGATGACTGGATAGCCCTCATGTTTCCAGTAAACCCGCCGACCATTCTCCACGGCGGTTTTTATCTCGTTTAGTGTCATTTTTTAGCCTCTATTAAACTTACGGGATTTGCCGTAATCTGCTCTATTTGGAATGAGTAAATACAGTCCCATAACTGGATATCGCCTTCTTTCCACAATTCAATTTCTTGTTTCGTGGCTCTACATCCGTTGGCATTTTCCATAACGGAGATATCAACTCTTCCGAGCTCTTCGCAAGCGTCTATTTCCATTCCTTCCCGATCTCCATCGGTAAAGGATAAAAGCTCATTTAAAAGCCCATCTAAGGTATCGGCTTTCCATTTATCCGATCCTGTCCATGTGCCTCCGGTATTCGGTTGGCATCCATCCTGATAAATATCTTCCTCGCTGAATTTAATCCATCCGTCTGCTTGATAGTATGTTTTCATGATCCTAAACCCTTTAAAAGTTGCTCTAATTCCCACTTAATTACTAAAAACTGGCGCGCCTCGCGCTGTTTTCTTAGTTTTTCTAGTTTTCTAGCGTGGAATATGTGCTTAATCTTTAAAAAATAGGTGTCTTTATGTGGGTTGTGCGTTCTCATGCTGTTTGCTCCTGTGTTAGCCCATCAAAATATTCTTGCGGTTGTTCTGCATAGGGTAGGTCTGACCATTTCGCGATATCCCACTTATTTATATGGCGGGTTGTCGTGTTGCTCCACTTTTTAGAAGTCCGGTAAAGGAATGCGCTTGGCTTGTAATGGGCTACTGGGGTTTGATAGCTAAAAAGAATCCTAGAGCCGTCGTTAAGGGTAATCTCGGTCATGTTGCTTGCTATGGGATTAAGTTTCATTTTTTCCTCTTATGCGTCGATATAGTTTGAATTAAATAGGTCGCGCCCTAAGTCGATTAGGATTTGACCTTGTGCCTCTGTCATGCCTCTATGCTCCGCAAATAATGCCGGAGTAAGATAGTTATTCCAAAAATCTAGGTATTCACTGATTAAGAAATCGCGCGTTGTCATGGTTTACCCTTAGAATTGAATAAAAACGATGGTTGTATCAGTTTCGCCAATTACGGATGTTTCCATGGACAAAAATTCTAAAACGTCCTCGTCCTCGTCCAGTCCGTAGGCTTGCGCGATCTCTTCCGGCGTCATTTCTGAAAAGTCGCAACAAATCGCAATTACGTCCAGTTCTGAATCCGGATCGCATTCTTCCAAATAATCATAGATTAACTCTAATGCCTCATAAGAAAATTGCGCGCCTCTGTCCATACGTTCGAATGCATCGCGGAAGTCGCTTAAATATACTGTCTGTTTCATGGTTCTATTCCTCTTTTGGGTTAGTGTTTCGATTAAGACGGGCTCACGCCCGTTTCGCCTCGTAAAGGCTCATCAGTTAATCTTTTGAAGTTGCATTCAATTCAATAAAACCCTGTTCAAAAAAGCTCGCATCAATACTTTCTAGGCTTAAACGTTCCCCGTCATGCCATACTGTCAATTCAAAATCAGGGTGCAAGTTTTCCAATACTTTTAATAGGTCTTTAATTTTCATGGTCTTATTCCTTAATAAGTGATTGAGCAATATCTAGGTAGTTCTTGCATGTTGTTTGAGCATTTTCTAGGGTGCTTGCTGATTGATAGCGAATACCATCCGCGTGATTTAAACGGATCTGATAGTCTTTTGAGTAGTGACTGAAAGTAACTAAAACGCTAGTATTTGGGTTTAGTTCTCTTTTAAAAAGTAATGTAGAGTTTTTCATATGTTCTATTCCTTAACGAGTGATTGAGTAACTTCTTTAAAATGGCGCATAAATCTAAACTTATCAGCGTGGTATTTGCCAAACCATGTTAAAAACTCGGTTTTTGTGCAATTAGGCAAAAACTGGTAAATAATCCCAATTTCTGCGCTGTTGGGCGCGATTACTACAATTTGCCCGTTATCGTCCTGAATGGATAGATCGGAAAGGCTAAACTCCCACGGGTAATGAGGGCTTTTATCTCGATAATCTAAAATGATAGAAATCATAATTTCCCCCATTTTTTGATAATGTTTTTAACAGAAGATAGAGAGTTATAAGGTTCTCTAGCGTTAATTTTTTGTAATGAGAGAATACTACCCGTCATGCGCTTAGAGATAAGCGCATAATCCATTACTTCACTATTTGCGCTCACGTCGATTTGCTTACAAGCTTTTTTGGTATAGCGTTTTAAGGTGTTTAGGTGCATTGTTCTATCCCTTGTAGGTTAGTTATCTATTGTAAGTTTGCTCTGCGATCTATTGCATTAAGTAAGACTCTAGCACAGATAAAAAACAATCTGTCAAATATTTATTAATCACCCGCAAACCCAATAGATATAAGGGTTCTAATCCCCTACAGTTTAGTCGGGTATTCGTTATCTCAACTCTCCCGCGAAAGTTAAAAGCCCGCCATTCGTTCCATTGGATAGCTTGAGGGGTGCTTCAGCAGTAAGAGAGAATACATAAGAACTAATAGGGAAATAGATAACTTAAGCTCTACCCTTAACAAGTTAAGGATAGACTGTATATCCATACATACTGTATATAATTACAGTTACTGTGATACACTCCCTGTATGTTCTTATCTTGT